CCCGGTCGACCTGGGCGGTAAGTCGGGCGGCTCGGTCTGCGTTGCCGGCTCGGGCCTGACTGCCGGCCATCTTCCGCTTTTTCTCGATGACAGCATCTACCTGCGACGGGTGAGGCTTCGGGACGATGCCCCGTTCCATCAGGCTACACAGCCAGTCAGCCCATACCGAAGGCTCGGGCGGCAGCGGCTCGAGGCCGGCGACAAGAGAGCACAGCCGGTGGCACACCTTGTCAGTGCCGGGGATGCCTTGCAGGTACGAAGGGAAGCCGGCGGCGTGGTCCACATCGAAGGGGACAATGCTGCATCCCTGCCGCTCAAGCTTGGCGATGGCGCGGGACATGTCCGGCACGTACCGCCATCCGCCGCCGGCGATGGGCTGCCGCTGTGCTGCCACCCCGTTGACTCCGGGCGTCCGCCCGAGGTGCGCGAGCAAGGGCACGACCCGAGCATCGCACAGATAGAAGCGATTCGGAATCGCGTACAGGTAAAACGGCGCCGACCCGCCCGGATAGCTTACGGCCGGGGTGCGGCTGCTCACATCCGTGGGCGCCACATACTGCGGTGCTGGGGATGCAGTGGCGACCGGTGCCGCCTTCGTGTCTCGGGTCTTCGCCATGTCTCTGCTCACACGCCGGCATAGGTCGGCGCGCACCGATGCCGGCGACCGATGCGCGCCGCTGACGCTATGCGTCGGTGATGATGCTTACGCCATTCTCGAGGCCGATGGACACGCCCGTATAGATGCGGCCGGTGAGGGCCGTAACGCCGGTGGCGCCTGCGCGGTCGATGTCGACGAGCATGGGAAGCATCCCGGCACCGAAGAGCGCCTGTTGGGCTGGACTGTCGACGGTCGGGGTCGCCGTGGCCCAGACGATGCCATTCGGCCCGAAGATGGCGCCGGCTCGGTCTGCCCCGCCGTTTGCAGTCACCACCCGATTCGATGCAAAGAAATCTATCCCGAGGAAGCTGCCTTTAAATGCGCCCCCAGAATAGCGAGCCAGCTCGGCGCCGTCGGTGCTGAACTGAATCGAGCCACTGCCCGACGTGGCAATATTTGTGCTCAAGTCGCTCCACTGGCGAGAGTGAAGCACCGCCATAATCGGGCCTCGCATATTGCCGGCCTGGAAGGTGCCCAATGCCGAGAGCAGGTGCGCAAGCGTCATGTCTGCCGTGGTCTCGCTCTCGCTTGCGGCGAAGCCGTCGATGACTGCACAAATCTGATTCATGAGTGTGGCGGTCGCGGCGAGCGCCAGGTCAGCGCCGATGATGTTTGCGGCCGAGAGCGGGTCGCCGATGATGGACTGTGCGAGCGTCGTAACCTCTCGCATCAGCGCAAACGGCGCCACCGTTGCAGTGAGCGCCGCGTTGGCGATGGCGGTGCCCGTGGTCGTGCCGCCTTCGGCTACGCTGGCCATTCCGTTGGCGCCGAAGCCATACGACGACTTCTCTGCGGTCGTGGACTTCTGCCCAGCCAGGTCAGCAATGAAGCTCTCGCGGATGACCGGGTGCTCGAGAAACGAGTTTCTATCCGCGATATTGAGAGCGTAAGCCCCGGCTATTGAGCCGTCTGTTAGGAGGCTGGCGAGGCTCGTAGTGGTATCGGCCATTTAGGGGCTCCGCGGCGCATTATCGCCGGTCGGTGTCGTATGCCCTACAACGCTATAACGGGCGTGAGCCGGGGGCCGAGGTCAGCGGCTTGTCGCCCTATGACGGGGGCCAGGCCGCTCCGCTGACGCGGACACCTTACCCGCCGCTCATGATTTTGTCGAGCCTCACCCGCATCGCATCGCGCTTCGGACCTCGAGGCGCACCGAGGTATTCCTTCTCGGCTTGCCACCGGTCGGCCGGTGTCGGCTCGCCCTTCGGCGGTATCGGCACACCGGGCGGCGGTGCCGGTGGCGTGGCCCCGTTGGTGGGTGCTGCTGCCTGTGGTGCCGGGGCGGCCGGCGCTGCTGGTCCTCGCAGGTACGGCGCGAGAGCAGGGGGCGGCGATGCTGCGGCGGTCGTGAGCCACGCCCCCAGCTCGGGGCGGCCGTCCTCGGGTTGCAGGTGGTACAGGGCGCGGGCCACGGCCTGACCTTCGGCCGATGTGATGCCGGCCGACAGCAGGGCGCGCTCACGTCCCCAGCCGGCGCGCTCTGCTTCCCAACCCGTCCGCTCCGCCGAGAATGCCTCGGCGGCTGTCGCGTGCTCTGCGGCTGCGGCCTCGAGCGTCGACACGGTGCCGGCCAGGTCTCGCCCCTTCAGCTCCACGATGACAGCCTCGGCCGCCCGTAGGTCTGCCGATAGCGCCTGGATGCGTGCGGCCGGGTCTCGGCTCGCGCCGGTGCCGGCGTCGATGGCCGGGGTGTCTTCTGCCATGTCTACTCCGCGGGCGCGGTGCCCGGCTCGGGTGTCGGGGTGAAGCCAGCACCGACGGTGCCCAGGATGGCCTCGGCCTGTGCTCTCGGCATCACGAAGAAGGACTCCAGCATAGCGACAGCCGAGGCGCGCGGTAGCTTGCCCGCCGCTGTGGCCTCGACGATGCCCTGTGCCGCTACGACCTGCGCGCCATTCAGGGCAAGCTCCGAGACTTCTTCGGCGTTGACATCCTCGATGGGTCCGGCCGTGTCGGTGTCGTCGTCGCTTTGCTCGCCGGGATGCGGCGGGTCTGCAAACGGGTCGACCATGAGGCGCGCCTGCTCGTCGTCAATGAGGCCGGCGGCCTGCATCGTGGTCACGAGCTGCACTTCTTCCAGGCTTGGCGAGAGCACCCGATAGCGGACCCGGTAGCCTTCGATGGGCATTCGGTCGGTGTTCAGCTGGGTGTTGATGCCGAGAGCGATGGCGCCGGCTAGCCACTCGTCGGACGGCTGACACAGCGGCGCGAGATTGACTTGTTGGGTCCGTTGGTTCTGCCGGGTAATCTCCAGGGCATACGCCGAGTTTTGGGCGCGCCCACTCGCTCGGTACACATCCGACCCGGCAGCGCCGACGGCGAGAGCGGCGCGCCGCTGCATCCGGTCGACAGCATCGCCCATAGTCTTCGGGTCCGCCCCGACGCTCCACTGACCTATCATGGCCTGACCGTCGCCGACCTGCTCCAATAGAAGAACTGTCGCCGGGTCGGCTGTCACCGTCTGCCGGGGCGTGTCGGCGGCCAGGTCGTCGACACCCACACCCACAGGCTGCGCACCGATAATGTACCTTTGAGGCCAGGAAGCTTCCATAAAGGAATGCGTCTTAAAGGTCTCGGCCACGGCTAGCGATAGGGTGAGGTCGACAAGCTCGGCATTGACGTATGGACTCCAGAGCCGGTTGTTGGGCGTCGTATGCCACAGCACCCACGGACACCGGCCCTGTCCGTGCGGCGCTCGGGTGCCTTCAATCTCGGTGCCGTCCGGCTCTTCGCACCACCGCTCCACATCGTCCCACACGCGCCAGACCTCTTGCCCGTGGTAGTGGACTGATTCGTATATCTTCCGCGGCTGGCTCGGGTCGTCGTACCTCGGGTCGCCCATCAGGTCTGACACCGAGCGCGGATAGAAGCGGACGATGGGCGTACCATCGTCCTTGAGCGAGACTTCGTAGCGCAGGGCCGCATCATTCAATCCGATGGCCTGCTGTAGTACCCCGGTCATCAGCGGGCCCCACCGAGCGCGCCGCAGTAGCTCGTTGATGATGGCGGCCGGCTCGGTGTCGTCTGCCTCGTCGTCATCGTCTGCGTGCTCGAAGTATGGCGCCCGGAGATAAAGTGTGGAGTTGCGGACTGCGCTGCTGCGTAGAAGTGGAGTTCCAATGTCGATTATTCGTTGGTCGCCCCACGCTCGGGCGCGGTCGATGCCTACCGTGTCGAGCATTCGCCGGTATGCGTCGGGCCTCCACAGGCCGTCCATGATGCGCTGACGCAACGCGCTGTGGCGCATCCGGTCCGCTTCGACCTGGCTGTGTGGTGTCGGCATCCGGTCTTACCTCCCCACGGCGAGTCTAACAGCCGAAGGCACCCGCCGTTCGAAGCACCATCGGTCAAGGGCATAGTATAGCCCATCAAGGATGTCCTTAGAATCGTGACGGGGTGAACCATCCCAGCAGTCCATAGCTTCGAGCAGACGCGGGCATCGGTCCGATATGGTGAGGCGCCCCGAGACCGTGAGCCAGTGGACATAGCGAGCACGGCGCAGAGCAGACCCGGCGCCCCGGTTGGTCCCGCGCTTCGCTGTCCGCAGCACCGGCCGAAGTCGGGCACGCTGCCCGAGCTGCCGACGGATGCAGGCCGAGAGCTGGGCGTTCGACTTCCCGCCGGCGTGGCCTGCGTGCTGGGCGATGTCGCCGCACGCATCCGACAGGTCAGACCACGACCAGCCCTGACGCTCGAGCATTGCCAAGATAGCAGCGGCATCATCAGTGGGTAGCGCGCTGCCGTCCGGGTCGGTGTACTCGTCCAATGCGTACACGTGCGGCAGCTCGGCGAGTCCTCGGTCCTGGCATCCGATGAGCACTGCCGTTTGTCCGCCGGGGCGTGAGCCGTGGTCCACCCCGACCGCTGCCCATAGGTCGACACCGGGCGGCGGCTCGCCCACGTCCTGTGTCCAGTGGCTAAAGAAGCGGTCGACGCTCCGGACGTCCCACTCGCCGTGTACGACGATGCCGACCTCGTGCGCCGGCACCTTCGCCTCTCGCTCACGTATCCAGTCGGCGCCCATCGGACGCCCGAGGCCATCGCGGAGTGGCGTGGTCCGGCCTACGGGTATCAGCTCGGCCGGTGTCAGTGGTCGGTGTATGTCGACCCAGGTGCTAGCCTCGGCCTCGCATATCTCCCGAAGGAAGCCGACATCCGCGTTAACGGGTGTCATGCAGATAGCGAGCCAGCCGCGCCGCTCGACCCTGGACATTAGCTCGGTGAAGATGCGGGATGACTTCGGTGGCTCGTCGACTACCACGCCGCCGATGGTGGCGGATGCCAGGGTTAGCCCGCCTTGGTTGGCGGTCTTGATGCGGATGATGCTCCACCCGCCTCGAGCGTGGCGGACACGGACCGCCGGGTGTTGTCCGACAAATCCCTTACGCTGGTCAAACTCCGTGTCGGGATGCACCCGGCTTTTATCGAGGATGGACCACAGTTTATTCTGCACACTGATGCTGGCGTTCCAGCTAACGCAGAGCAGCCAGTACTCATCCGGGCCGGCTCGGCCGTCGGCGCGGTACGGGTGCTCGCCGGTGGCGTGGAGCATCAAGTCGTAGAGCGCTACGGTTGTCTTTCCGATGGTCTGGTTACCGCATCGGAGCAAGCGATAGCGCGCCGTGCTCCGTAGGTATTCATCCTGCAACGGCAGCCAGTCAAAGAGCTGGCCGGGGCGCTCACGCACCGCGGCGCCGAGAGCGGAAAGGCCGGCGCCTATCAACCGGTCGACCTGGCCAGGTCTTCGTCGAGCCGACGCTGCAACCATCGCCGGGTCGGCAGGTCGAGCGAGGCATACGCCGTCTCGAGGTCGGTGGACAGCTCGGGTGTGGTCGCAGCTAGCCGCATCTCCTCGGTGTGCAGGTCTGCCGCCGCACGGAACGACCGGTCAGCGATGGCCGAGGCACGCATAGCGCGCAGCGATGCGGCCGGAGTCTCGGCAACCATGGCGGCTAACGCAAAGACTACCGAGCGCCTGCGCTGGACTAGCTCGGCTTCGGTGCGGATTGCGCCGACGCGCGCGTTTGCGTGGGCGGCTTCGTCGTAAGCTCGGACGGCTTTAGCGATGAGCGCGTCCATCGCTCGAAGGTCGGCCCGGAGTATCGTCACCGGGTCCATCTTTCGCCGTCTTCCCATGCTTTCTCCTCCCTATTGGGGG